TCCAGTTGCTATCGACAGCACTAACGTAATCGACGAAATGAATCGTTTGGTTTTAACACTTCCTGTTCGCGTTCGTCGTGCTACTGAAAAGCCTGTTATCGCAGTTTCTTCAAACGTTGCTGAAGCATTCAGAACTGCAATTCTTGGTCTTGGCGGCGGAAGCTACCTTTATCAAGGAGAAACTGTTAAGATGACTTGGCAGGGTCAGTATGACATCATCGAGTGTCCTGGTATGTCTGACGACACAATGGCTATGTATCAAAAGTCTAACTTGTGGTTCGGTACTAACTTACTTGACCAATGGAACAACGTAGCAGTTTTGGATATGTATCAGTATGACCTTTCTGACAACGTACGTTTCGCAGCAAGTTTCTTCGCAGGTGTTCAGTACGGATTCGGTGACGAAATCGCGTTCTACCAATACACTGCATAATCTCAACCATTCTAACCCTTGCACGAATAGAGGTGGTGGCATAAAAACCACCCCTCTTTTGTGCTAATAAAACTATAAAAAATGTGTGAATTAACCTCTGGCATTGAACTTCCCTGTAAAGACGGAATTGGTGGTATCAAAAAGATTATTGTTTGCGATACTGTTACTTCATTGACTTTTGACGCAAACGAAATTGTTACTGCTATTGTAGGTCCAACAGGTGCTGATTTGTACACATATGAACTGCCAACTCAAACAGGATCGTTTGAGGAAACAATTAACTTTAATCGTGACGCGGGTACTATTTTCTACACGCAAACGGTTAACATTATGTTAAACAAATTAAGTGCTGCAAAGCGTTTGGAATTACAAGCGGTTGCACAGGCTCGTCCTATCGTTTTTGTTAACGATTCAAACGACAATTGGTGGGCTGTTGGATATGAGTACGGAGCAGACCTTTCTACTTCTACTGCGGCAACTGGAGCTACTTTGGGTGATATGAACGGATACACACTTGCATTTGTACACGAAACTCCAAAGAGAGCGTACAAATTGAGCGGTACTCCTTTGTCAATCCTTGACTAATAACTGACAAAAAACTTTTACACATAGAGGGGCAAAGCGTCCCTCTGTGTTGTAATTTCAACGAACAAATAAAGAGATAGAATGGTTTATTTGAACACAAATACAGCGAATCAAGATGCGTGGCTTTCACTCGATGAAGGTCGTCAGTATTTCAACGTTGCGTTCACAAACTATCTTTTAATTCTTACTTACGAGATGACAGGCGAACAACTCGCACAAGTCGTTACCGTAATCACAGAGAACGAACGTGTCACAAAGATTCGTTTAACAACAGTTGGTCTAACTGACGCTGGAAAGTACAAGTACGACGTGTACGGACAAAACAGCAGTAGCAATTTAGACCCAACAGATGCTTCCGTAGTTGGTCTTGTTGAACGTGGTTCAATGATACTATCAAACGGAACAATTTACTTTGACGTTTCAACGCCTACGATTCCCGTAGACGTAATATATACAGGCGCATAATGAGCAACATTCAGCAAATAGCATTAAGTCGTTACATTCCTACCGAAGCAATTGAGAAAGAAAATCGCAGCGGTTGGATTGATTACGGAAACGATAATTTATATCCGCAATACTTAATCAACCTATACTACAATTCACCAATACATAACGCGTTGACAAACTCAATTGCGTTCATGATTGAGGGACAAGGTACGGGAACTATTCTCGATAGTGCATTGCAAGGCATTTCTTTCGACTTAAAATTGCAGGGTGCTTTTGTTGCTGAAGTTATTTGGTCAATGGACTTCACACGCGTTGTAAAAATCAACCATTTGCCTTTTGAGAACTGTCGTTTAGCGTACGACAAAGAAGAAGAAGAAATTACGGGTATCTGGTATTCGAAAGACTGGAAGAACTCACGAAGCAAGAAAGGCAAACCCGAATTTATACCTGCGTTCAACCCTTCACAGGCGCAAGAACAACCACGTCAAGTTATCTACGCACACGGAATGATGGCAGGAAGTTCGTACTATCCTAAACCCGACTATTTTGGTGCGTTGAATTATATCGAGTTGTCGCATCAAATGGGAATGTACCACGTCAACAATATCTTGAATGGTTTATTTCCTTCTTTCATTATAAACTTCTTGAATGGCATACCGCAAAAAGAAGAACGTGAAGCAATACGTCGCGAATGGGAAGAAAGATTGAGCGGAGCAAGTAACGCGGGTAAGTTCTTGATGACTTTCAACGAAGATCCAACACGCGTTCCCGACATCAAAGATTTCCCTCTTTCAGATGCGGACAAACAATATCAGTTCTTGTCTGAAGAAACAGCGAAACAAATAATGGTAGGACACCGCGTTGTGTCACCTCTTATTCACGGAATTAGAGAATCGAACGGCTTCGGAAGTAACAAAGATGAAATGTTGGTTGGTTTAGAGATTTTCAACAACCAAGTAATCAAACCATATCAACGAATCATAACAAACACTTTCGCTCCAATTTTGGGAAGTGATTTAAAGATTGAAATGAACAACGTTTTCGACGACGTTACAGTTGTTGTTGAACCAACAACGCAATCAATCGAATTAAAAAAAAAAGTTTTAACTGCTGATAACGACTTTTCAGACGAACAAGGTCGTGTTTGGATTAACACGTTAAAAGAGAAAGCTGAAATTGTCGATTTGAACGAGTGGGAATTGTTGAGCGAAGAAGACGTAACAGAACCCGAAAACGAAGCAAACTTCCGTCAAGAATATATGAGCGTTCGCAGTTATGCAAATGCTGACGAGAAATCTACTTGGGGTGATACAGGACTTTACAAATTAAGATACGCTTATTCTCAAAATTTGAGCGAAAATAGTCGTGAGTTTTGTCAAGAAATGGTTGGACTATCAAAGGCAGGTTTGTCGTTTAGATATGAAGACATTCAAGAAATGGGGGACGCAGGTGTAAACGGAGAGTTTGCTCCAGAAGGACAAAGTTCTTACGATTTGTTTATTTGGAAAGGCGGTTGTTTTTGCCACCACGTTTGGAAGCGTCAAATTTACATTCGCAAAAGAGATTCAAAAGGACGCATATTACCTAACGACGGATTGAACAACGAGAAGCGCGTTGGTAATAACCCATACGTTCCGCAAAAAGGAGAAGAAGGTGTTGCTCCGATTAACACACCAACACGCGGTTCACTTAAATACCCTTAATAAAAAACACAATGGCACTACAACCCGAAGTTCTACTCATTGACGAGAATTACATAAAAAAATACAGTTGGATTAACGGAAGCGTTGACCCTTTACTTATGTATCCTGCAATATATCTTGCACAGGACGAATACGCGCAGTTGTATTTAGGAACTGACCTTTACAATAAGATAAAAGAAGACGTTGTAAACGACGACATCGCAGGCGCATACGAAGAACTTTTAGACACTTATTTGAGAAGAATGATAATGTGGTGGTCGTTGTACGAGATGCTTCCTCATTTGTACGTTAAAACCGACAATGGAAGTCTTGTTATTCGTACAAGCGAAGACACTACACCGATAACACAAACCGACTTGCAGAATTACCGCGATCAATCTCGTTCGAAAGCTATGTTCTACACGCAACGTATGGTCGACTTCTTATGTTTCAATCAATCAGACTTTCCAGAATACACGACGAACGAGACGCAGCAGATATGGTCACAAACAAATGTGTATCCATCAAACGCTTTTGAGATTAGCGACGGACGCGACAGACGTTCGTACACATATCGTCGTCAAGGTATTGGGTGGATTAGATAATTAAAAAAAAAACAAATGGCGAAAGCAGGGCGCAAAAAGGATATGGTAAAACAGAAGGTGTACGAGGAGAAATTCCGTCGTTACCTTTTGAAGAAAGAGAAACAAATTAAACGACTTGTAAATGAAAGTTAACGCAGAAGGTTACGCTCTATTGAAGCGTTTTGAAGGTTGTCGATTGAAGGCTTATTTGTGTCCTGCAAACGTGTGGACTATCGGTTATGGAAACACGTTTTACGAAGACGGAACGAAGGTTAAGCAAGGCGACATAATAACACAAGCGAGAGCGGAGCAGTTAGCCAAAAACGTTGTAGACAAATTCGCCGTGTCCGTTCGTGCATTGATAACGCAAACGCTAAACGAGAACCAATTCAGCGCGTGTGTTTCACTTGCGTACAACATTGGTGTTGGTGGGTTTAAGAAGTCGTCCGTATTAAGAAAATTAAATGTTAACCCACAAGACCCAACGATAGCCGATTCATTCCGTATGTGGAACAAAGGCGGTGGTGTTGTGCTTAAGGGATTAGTTAACCGACGTGAAGCAGAAATACAACTTTACTTCAAGTGATGAACACCGAAAAAGAAATAGCATTGATACACGAGGAACTCCAAGAGTTGAACAAGAAGATTGACCGCATCTATCACGTCCTAATTGGCGACGACGAAATGAAGATTGAAGGTCTTGTGAGTAAGGTTCAAAAACACGACAAGTACATAAATAACCAACGTTTGCAGGTCGCTCGTTTGGGTGGTATTGCAACAGCTGCGGGTATCGTTGGTGGCTTAATCGTTCAGTTCATATTGAAGTTTTTATGAAGGATAAATTGAAGGAATGGTTGAAGCAATTGTTAAGCAATTCAACTAAAGTTTCTTCAAAGAGATTTATATCTATATTTGTTGTAACAAACCTAATAATAATTTGTTACATAGCCACCTTCACTATCTATCAATGCCCTATCGAAATGTTCGACACGTTGGCAATTTTAGCAGGTAGTTTGTTTGGTGGTACTGTGATTGAAAAGTTTTCAAAACAACAAAAGAATGGCAGCACCGAAAACAGCAGCGAGGACAATAGCTGAAGAAGTATGTTCAAAGTTCAAAGAAACACCTTCGCTAACTCTCGCGAAGAAACTGTTCGCTGAATATCCAGAGGTTTACAAAGACGCAGAACACGCAAGATTATTTGTTCGAATCATTCGTGGTCAAAAAGGGAAACAAGACAGAAAGAATACTACCGACAAATCTCTTTATGATGCGAAGCCACGACCATTGAACCCATTCACCCTTCCAAAGTCGTACGCAAAAAAGCGCAAACACGTCGAATTGAAGGGAACAAAGTTCTTAATCCTGTCAGACATTCACATTCCCTACCAAGATAACGAGGCTTTGAGCGTTGCAATTAACGAAGGTATTCGTCAAGGATGCGACGCTGTGATTCTAAATGGTGACGCTCTCGACTGTCATATGATTAGCGACTTCGTCAAAGATCCACGCAAGAGAAAATTCAAGGATGAGTTGTATGCGATGCGTCAATTTGTGGACACATTACGCGGTCAGTTTCCAACGGCTCACATCTACTACAAAGAAGGCAACCACGAAGAAAGGTACTGGAGATATATGCGTATCAAAGCACCCGAACTATTCGACATTGACGCTTTCGACTTTTCTTCTTTGTGTCATTTAGATAAACACAATATCACTTGGATTGACGGAAAGAGCAAACTGAACATCGGTAAACTTTCAATCTTTCACGGGCACGAATTTGGAAAGCAATTCCTTCCGTCAGTTAACGTGGCGCGTGGGTTGTTTTTAAAGACGAAAGTTTCTTCAATGTGCGGTCATCACCACCAAACCGCAGAACACAACGAGCGCGACGCTAACGGCAAATTTATCACCTGTTGGGGTGTAGGTTGCTTATCTGAATTATCTCCCGACTACAACCCTTATTCGAAGTACAATCACGGCTTCGCTATCGTTGAGAAAGGGAACAATGGTCAATTCAGCGTCAAGAATTTACGCATACACGAAGGGCAAATCTTATGAGAAAGAATATACTCGCAATTGCTTTGTTGCTCGTTGGGACAACTGCTATTTGGACGGTTGTTTGTTATTATTGGTTTGGTTGTACGCATAAAAAGAACGTACAAGAAAACGTACAAACGCAAGACAGCATCATAAACTACAACGCGGGTGAATACCAGATGCTTCTGGAAGAAACACTTGAACTAAAAGAACAACTTGCTTACTATGAAACCACTCAATCTAAAGCCAAAACCACCTATAAAAGAACTCGTGATATTGTTATTGTTCGAGATACTATTGATAGGGTTGATGTTATCACTTTGGTGAACTCCTGTGATAGCGTAATAGCCGCTGATTCGCTCGTCATTAACAACTTGAAGGAACAATTGAACATCGAAGAAAGAAAGATAAACAACTTACAAGAAACGGTTGAGGCTTATGAACAAAAGACCGATGTGTTACAGGGTGAAATTAACACGTTAAGTGCTGAAAACAAAAAGTTAGACAAACAAAAAAAGCGCAGAAACCGCGCCTTGATCGTTAGTTCGTCCGTCGCTATTTTGTCGACGTTTGTTCTGAGTGTTTTACTTTAGATTCTTCGACGTAGAACTTCAAAGAGAACTGGATAGCTTCGCTCAAGAAAGTGTTGCGGCTATTCTCTCCGCGTTTCTCGTCTATCTCGTTCCACAGGTCTTTGTGCAAGTACACACATATTCCTTTTTTAGTTTTGCTCTCTGGCATTGCTGTCGTTTTTAGTCATCATTGTCCCCATCATTAACGCAAGATAAACTTTCTCTTTTGCGTTCATATCTTTTCTTTGCGAAAGTTCCAGAAGAATATCTCCGAGAACCTTTCCTTGTTGAAAGTACGTCGCCATTGAGTTGACAATTTCGCGCTCTCTGTCGTAAGTCATTTTTAAAGACTCGTATAGTGGTTTATTTTTCATTTTATTTGTTTTCATATTTTGAACTAAAAAAAGATTTGTTAACTACTTCAATGGCTTCTTCAATCCATTCATCAATCGTAATAACTGGTCTAACCCAAGGATTGATTTCTGAAAGTATTTTTCTTCCGTCAATTAGTAAAGCTTCGTACCTTACCCAATTACTTAAATCTACATACTTCATTTCTATTCGCTTAACGCTTTGAATGAATGGGTGGTCTACTGTTTTTTCTGTTACTCCTTGCTCCATATAAAATGTGCGTTGTTGAGCCGCACCCCTCGTTTAGTTAGAACCAATTTTCTTTGCACCACTTAGTCACTTTTGATTTTAGTGAACCTGCTGTGTTAGCGTATATTTCCCAAACCTTTACACCGTTTTCTTTAATTTCTGCAATGTTTCCAATTTCAGAGAAAGTGTACTCTACATCAAATTTGCGTAAGTTCCAGAATGTTTTTGTTGCTGTTGTAATCGTTGCGTTCATTTTGTTTTTGTTTTTGTTTGTTGAGTACAAATGTATGCTAAACTTTCAAATTACCAAATAAAAACTAAACTTTTTTTTATTATTTTTTCTAAGTTGTTGAAAATGAACTTAAAAACTTTTGTATTTTTTCTCTAACCCACAACATATTGTCCATAACTCGGATTGAGTTCGAAGTACATTCGCATCATGATTGCGTCGGCAACGTCGGGACTTATTCCTTCGCGGTTCTTGATAACGTCCTTCGGTGTTACCTGCAACTTTCCGTCAACATCTGCGCGGTGTCGCTTAATCATTTCTAATTCACGAATGATTTGTTCTTTGCGCGTACTGGATAGAATCGTTACCTTGTTTTCTTCGACGTATTGAGCGAGTTTGTAATAACATTCGCTTTTGAGATTTTGGTATTGCGGGTGTTTTGGTTTAGATCCATTGACGAACCCGCGACACTTAAGAAAATCAACCACACCGCCACCAACACCGTCTTCGTCGCACACTACGTCTTGCAACAAAATTGAGTGCTGTTGACACGTTAAACGAACTTTGTTCACGACTTCGTCCAACGCTGCTCTATTCAACTCAATTATATCAATGATAGTAAGTCCTTCCCACACAATTATAATCGTTCTATCCTTTCCAAAACGCGCAATGTCGGCTGTTATGTACTTCTTTCCTTCATTGATTACTTCGTTGCGGAACATTCGAAGCAAGTTCTCCGTGTTGAACAATTTGTCGCTGTCGTCGTCGAACTCCCAATTGCCTTCTAAAAGTCTTTTACGGTCGTATTCTGGAAGTTTCTGCAAGTTCTCTAAATAAGTCTGCGAGATGTATGGGTTGTCCGTTGGTAACGCTTGTACAAAAGCGCGGTCATTTCTCAATTCACCTTTCAAATTAGCGTAGTAAAAGTCATTATACAACCAACCCTTTGAAGGGTTACAAGTCATCAAACCCTTTGCCCTGTCGTTAATCAATTTGTAACGTACACGGCTTTGCAAAATGTCAATACAACGCTTTGAAACTTCCGCTACTTCATCTACGAAATAATCTGTGATTTCAATCGAACCGAATCTCTGAAAGTCGGGGTCTGAGGGCATATCCGCCAAGTCCATTAATATGGTTTGGCTTCCGTTGTACCACTTAATAACGTGGTCTTGTCCGTTGTAAGTATAGTGAACGTTTGGTTTCAATCCGTGTAAGGTGCAAAGTTCAAAGAAAGTCTGCATTGTTGACAAGCGCAACTTCTTTAATTCAGCACGACCAATTAAACCCTTCGTACCGGGATACTTCAATCGTCTTTTTATCTGCCAATCGCAACCGAGAAAAGATTTTCCACTAAACACACCGCCACCATACAAGACCTGTGCAATGGGGCTGTCTATTGAAAGCAATTCCAACGCGTACTTTTGTTTGTCGTGGTAAATTATTTCAGGCATTATTTCACATTTATATTTTTCACCACTTTAATTTTCGGTTTGGTAAAGTTTTTTACTATGTATAATTCTGCTTCTTCAATAGTTTCAAAAGACTTATCAACACGCATTTTATAGAATTTATAAATATATTCAGTAATCCAACCACACCACTTTTTTTGTTGCACTTTGTATATTGTTTTACCACAATGTTCTTGCGAAACAATTCTTAATTTTTTCATATTATTTATTATATCAACGCTTCTATTTGACGCGGCAGGTATTCGGGTTTGTATGGTTGCATTAAAATAATGTTAGTTGATTTTCAACCACAGGACAAAGTTCGTCTTGAAGTATTTGAACAATGCGGTCGTATTTCTTCGCGTCGTTGTTTTGCTTTACTTGGTGCAAGAGCAATTCAAGACCAGCGTTGAACGCTTCGTCTTTCGTTTTATATACGCAGTATTCAGCGTGGTAAATTAAGGGCTGCGACCAACCTTGATCCTGTCCTTTGAAACTAATTGAATAACTCCAATTTCCGTTTTGAACAATGGCTACATTGACCTGCGCTTCATAACCCTTTATACATTTGTAGGTGTAGAGAATCGGATTCTCGCAAACACCTTGTTCGTTGAATATAAACTGACTCATTGCTTACTTAAATAAAGTTTGTAAAGTTCTCGCATACCTTCAAACTGAATCGATTCTTTCAGCAATTGACGTTTGCGGTCGCTCATTCGTTCAACCATTCCTTTTGAAAGTTGTTGTTCGTTGAAGACTGTCTTTCTCGCCTTCGCCTTGCACAAATTGTATTCGTCGTCCGTGAACGTCTCAGCCGTTATCCTTTTGCTTTCTTCGAGCCAACGCATCATTGACACCCCTCGCAGTTCTAACGTCGTGTATTTGCTTTGTTTGAAGCTCTCAATATCTTCTTGAAGCATACGTCTCCAACTGTCATCGTTTACCGCCATTTCGTTCTCTTTTATTTGTTGTGATTTTTCCTCTATCGCATTTGCGATTTCTCTCTGAATTTGTAGGTTTGCTTTGTCGCGATGTGGTTTGTAGCAAGTCAACACGTCGCCTATAAAAGACACGCTTAAAGCTCCGAAGTGTTCGCATTTTTTGGACAGTTCATTTGCCGCGTTCATTTCGAATGCAAGATTGAAGTGTTCAAACGTAACCCATCGAAAGTGTTTAACGATGAACTCGTGCAGCATTTGAAGTAACTGCGCTTCTGGAAGTGCTATGCCATACATAGCGCAAACCTTTGAGCAAAGTTTAACAAATGTTGGAAGGTCGTAGTCGGCTACAAACGCGCTTTCGCGTTCGGCACGATCAATCCTTTGTGTAGTTGTGAGCGTCGTTGTAGATGCGTTGCGCAGCATCGGAGTCGAATTTTCCATTTTTGATTTTAGTTTGAGTTTGGTTTGTTTGAGTTGCAAATTTAGTTAAGTCCCACGTTCGCACCGCCGCCTTCCAGTCTTTCATCTGATTCCTTCCCACCTTCCAACCATTCGCTTCATAATGTGCGTGAAATTTCTCGGTAAACGCGAGAGCGTCTTCCTTGCTTAATTTCTCACACGCGTAGTCGAAAATTTCAACGACCGTTGGCTTCTTGAATGGTGACTTCTTTTCTTTCGCTATTAGCGTTGGTGTGTTTGTTGGAACTGACAAGCGAATAATCAAGTCGTTTATCTTCTGGTCTTGTTCGTTTACCTTCGCTTCGAGTATCTCGATTCGTTTTTTGAGTTGTAGTATTAGCATTATATTTTCTCCTCTCTTATTTCAATTTTGAATAATTCTTTTAGTATGTCAACTTCAGCATCTTTGAAGTTCGTTGTGCCTTGTTCGCGCAAACAATAGTTGCTTTGTTCAATGCCTAACTTGTACGCAAGGTACTCTTGCGAGTAACCGTAGAACAGGCGGTAGCATTTGACGCTCTTGTGAAATGGTATCATCAGTCCCAACCCTCCCCTTTCGCGTCGTCGTCCGCGTAGTCCCATTCGTGGCAGTCGTCGCATAAAACAATTTCTCCTTCGTCATCTATGAACTCATAAGCCGAGTCCCAGTCTTCGAATTGTTGGTCTTGCAAGACGAAGTCAACGCGTTCGCCTAATAATTCCTTGTCGCAGTTGGGACAGAATGTTAAATCGCTTTTCATATTGTTTGATTTTATAGGTTTAGTTTCGCTCTTCTTTTCACTTCAAGTTCACGTTGGTGTTCCAGATGTTCGACAAATTTAGTGAAAAACTTGATAGGTTTAGCATAACCCATTTCATTCATTAAAAAACAGATGCGTTCAACGGTTGCGCGGTACGTCCTGTCCATTTCTATTTGCCACGTCGCTTGTTTGATTCCGTGCATCACGGTAGCGTGGTCTTTGCCGTAGTGTTTCCCGATTGAATCGTAAGACTGGAAGTAACACGGACGGATTAAAAAGAATATCATTTGTCTTGCGGTTACGATTTCGCGTCGTCTTGTCGGGGTGTATAGCGTTTGTGATTGAAGACCTAACACGCTGCACGTTACATCTTCGAGTGCGCTCCAGAACGCTTCACGTTCGTTTTCAAGTTCCTGTTGAATCTTTATTTGTTCGGTCGATAGACGCTCGTATTTCGGCGTTAACATCGTCCATAGTGTCTCGAATCTTTCCATATGTGCAAATGGAATCATATCCACTATCTGCTGTCTTATTTGTTCGTTAGTCATTTTCTTCGTTTATTAATTTGGTTGGTGTGAATGTGCTGAATACGTCCTCGCGTGAAAGTCCTGTATGAAGACAAATGTTGTTGAAGTCTTTGATTCTCATTCTTTCGGGGTGTGCGACGTAAAGACGTGCCGTTGGATCGCTTATGCGTAACGCTGTTTTAAAGTTCGTCAACGTCTTGAAATTAATCTTGACTAAGCGACCGAATGGGGTTGAATACAATTGTTTGTTCATTTCTTTAATAGTGGTTTAATTAACTGCTCTTTCTTCTTGTTGTCAGCGTAATTCGTTCCGCGTAACTCTGGGTTGTGTTCTTTAACAAGTCGCGCTATGCGTGTGATGTTGTCCGCGCTGACGTACTTTCCGCTTTCGTACATAGCGAAGAAGTTGCTTGTGATGTCTTTGCGTTCGTCAAACTGTTGTTCCCAAACGCGCACACAAAGTGCTTTGTTGTTGTTGCGAAGCGTCTTGTACTTTTTAAGTAGATTCTCAACGCGCTTTTCAAGTGAAATAAGTTTCTTCATTGTTTTAGATTTAAGATTAAGAGAGGGTATATTTCAACCCTCTCGTATTATTTAGAATGGCAATTCATCTTCGTCAGTTGGTTGAACCAAACCGCTTTTCTCGAGCATCTGCTTCGCCTTGTTCATTTGATCCGCAGCCTTATCCAATCGGTCGCTAAATTCTTTCGAACTGCTCACTTTGTTTTGCAACCACTCTGGAAGCATCTTGAAACGCAAGTCGAAATCTTCGCTGTCGTAGTCTAAAAGAAACGCGCTGTTTACTAACGGTGGGCAAGTCATTCCCTTAACAAGTGGCGAAGCACCTTTGATGTCTGCGTACGTTCTTCCTGTGTTCGCGGTGCGGTGCATTACGTTTAACATTCCTTCCTTTCCAAGAAGCGTAGCAATGTCGAATTTGTTAGCTTCTGCGTCGCTCATAGACTTACCTAACCAACCTTGAACGAAGGCTCTTAATCCGCTCTTTTCGTGCATAGACAAAGTAAAGTCGCGACCAATTGAAAACGGTTGTTCACCTTTACCGAAGTCAGCGGTTTCCATTGGTAGTTCGAACACTAAGCGAACTTTGTTTACAAGCTTCTCTTCGCCTTGATAGGTGTCGAGAATCGTTCCGATGTGAATGATTTGGTAGCAACGTGCTACGTGTGTACCTGCAGGGACTGTCTGTCCGCCGCCGTTGTTGTTTGTTGGTTGTGCAATGATGCTCATGTTGTTGTTGTTTATTTTGTTGTTATTAAATGAATTTAGATATTGTTCGAACTTTACTGCTAGTTCCGCGTCGGCTTCAACGTGTCGCCAGTTACTCTCGCTCATTTGTTCCTGTTCGCTTATTCGCTTATAGTATCCCATTTAGATTTTGTCTTCAAAGATTCGGTAGTCAAACTCGAAAGTGATTCCGTCTTTCTTCAATCGGATATAGTGGAGATCGTATTCGGGTTCATCTCTGCGGAAGAAGCGACCGAGAATGTCTATCTCGAAAGTCATTCCGTTTTCGTCAACGAAATTCATTCCTTCCTTTTCTTGAAACCATCCAGTGTCTTCTTCGTGAAAGTTTTCTGCGATGCCTTTGATTTCTTCGTTGAGACGTTTGATGTCGTCCATCGAAAAGTAATAAGTGATTTTAGGGTTGTACATTGATTTTGATTTTAGTGATTGCAAATGTATTCAATTAATTGGTCGTTCCAACGCGCTTCCGAAAGTTTTTGATGTTTCTCTATGTTGGCTGATATCTCGTTGTGCGTTAGGTTGTACGCTGACGCTGAAGATGAAACACAAATAAAGTTAGATTTCTTTTGTTGGCTCTGGTAGTTCCTTCCAATGCGACGTATTAAGTTTGAGGAATACTCGTTCAAGTTCTTCAATTCGGGCGTTGCAAAATGTATCCCTGCTACTTGTGCCATTCTTTTGCTCACCGTAGTAATTTTGTGCGGTAATGATTCCGTTAACAAGAATTTGTACTTCGTCTTCAAAGAGAAAAAGTGATTTGTAAAAATTTGATTTTTCATTGTTCATTTGATTTTAGTTTATAAGGTTTTAGATTTCTTTTGATTCAATTACTTCTTCGCGTGGTGTTGCTGACTTCATTCGGTCGTATGCCAGTTTCGCTTCGTCGAAGTTATTGTAAGACATATGGAAGTCTCCGTTTACTTTGATGACGTAGTACATATCTGTCAGCGTCGTCTTTTGAATTAGTTCTACTTTCATTTTGTTTTGTTGTTTTGTGTTTAAAAAATTGTTGTTGATGTTTTCAAGGTCGTCAAAAAATTCTTCGGTGTTTATCATTTGTTTATTGTGTTTGGGGTTTGTTCTAATTGTCTTGTTTGTTCGTCAATCGTTCCTGCGATTAACATTGCTCCGAAAAGAAGCGCGATAAAGAGTAGTGTTTTTTTCATTTGATTATTTTTTGGTGTAAATTTTTAAGATTAGTTCGCAATACTTTTTGTCCTTACAAATTGGAGTTTGTGTTATTTCAGAAATATAATGAGCCAACTCAATGCGACTCATTATATTCAATTGCTGCTCAGTCTTATATTCCATATCCTGCAGGTGTAACGTCTTCAATAATGTACTGCTTTAATGTTGCAGTCTTAGACTTTAAAACTTCAATTGCTTCTAAGTTAATTGCGTTGTCTACAATAGTTGAAACTTCTTTGTTTGCTTGTGCGAAGAAAGCGTTGAACTCTGCTAAGATTTGTTCGTTTGTGTTCGTTGTGTTCATTTTGTTTATCTTTGTTTGTGTTGTTAATTGTTTTACAAATATATGCTAAACTTTTGAATACACAACAAAAAAATGAAAATAAATTGAAAATAATTTCTAACTAATTGAAAATGAACGTTACGACATACAAAAAAACTTACAAAAAAAGTAATGCAAGACGTAAAGCAACCCCTGAATCTGAATCGAACCAACAAGAAATAGTTATAAAATACCTTCGTTTAGCATATCCCGACGCGTTGTATTGCGCTTCTGCAGGTGGAATGAGGACGAGTTATCTTCAAGCAATCAAAATGAAGCGTACTGGATACGTTAAAGGTTTTCCCGATCTGTTTATTTACGAACCACGCGGAGAGTTTCACGGTCTTGCTATTGAGATGAAAAAGGAGAAGGGTGGTACTGCTTCGCCAGAGCAGAAGCGATGGCAGGAGCAATTAAGAAACAGGGGGTATTGTTCTTATATTTGTAAGGGTAATGAAGAAGCAATCAAAGTTATCGACGAATACTTCAACAGTTGACACTTGACCAATACATAGAAGGACATTACAAAAAGTTCAAAGAACTTGCGAAGAACATTTCGCGAGGCGAAGATTACTACGAAGACTTGCTTCACGATTCTTTGCTTTCTATGTTTGGTTCAAAGCATATCGAAAACCTAATTGACACAGGCGACTTTGAGTTCTATCTTATTCGCGTTATGTATTTGTCCGTTAACAGTCCAACGTCGCCTTTCTACAAACAAACGATAGCCTGGAACAGAAACCGACGCGACTTCAAAGAATACGCTCACGAAGTGGACAAGACGTGGTTAGGCGCACGAATGACAAACGAGCAGTTAGATATCTTGATTAGTCGATTGAGTGAGTTTGAACGCTTAATCTTTCAAGAGTACATCTTCGAAGGTTTTACCTATCGAGAACTGTCAAAACAGACGGGAATACCAATGCCATTCCTTTACCGCACCATAGACAATATCAAACAAAAAATAAGAGCAAATGTTATTCGCAAAAAACAATGAGTACAAACGCAGGTTAGAAATTTGTCGCACCTGTAAATTCTTTGAACCTTCAACGCAGTCTTGCGGTCCATTGATCGTAGGCGACGAAGTTGAAACAGAAGTATTGTTTCGTCGTAAGTCAATCAAACTTTGTGGCTGTGTTATGCCGATAAAAGCAAAGTTAGCTTTCGCTTCTTGTCCTGCCTCTAAATGGGAAGGTGTATTGTCGTTAGAAGAACAAATTGAGTTTAAGCGTTTCTTGCTCGATATGAAAGCGCAAGGACGTTTAGAACAAAAAGATATGTTGAAGTTCTATTCGTTCAAGGATAAGGCCACAGGAGCGTTCAACGAGCGTTCAACGTGTCCGCCTTGTGTCAAGAAAGACATCAATACTTTTCTTGAATCAATGAAGGATGTGAGCGTAGACTAGATATACAAGTGAAAGTCTTGTAAACTCGATACGTCGCCTCTGGTGTTCTTGTTGATGTCGTGCCAACGCATACCACTAATAAAGAAGTCAATTGTCTTTTGAGGCGTGAAAACGCGGAAGTGACCGTGTTGAAAGTGATGGTATGTCATCACATTATCTTTCTTGTAGTTAGTAAGCAATTGAATGAACATTTCTTGCTTTGCTTTCTTGTTTATTTTACTCATATATTTTAGTTATGGACATAGAAAGGTTTATGGGTGAAAAGACATTAAACTCACGTTTACGCCTTATCATTATTCCTTTTAACTACTACTTAATAGTGATTAGTAGTTACTCATAATTCAGAAGATCCTGCATGGGTTACAGGCAATCAGTTGACTATGTCTAGTTTCACCCCCAAGTTGCACCTCTGCATTGCTTGGATTATTATAACTGTTGTTACTGGTTAATTGTATAATCTCAAAAATGATACTCAATGTCATTTCCTACCACTACAATAAACCTTCCTTCTAATTATCACGTTCATTCACTAACTTCTCACTTCGTTGGTATGGGTTGAATGTGGACAAGACCATTTCTCAAATTGCTACAAAAGAAGTTGCCCCGCACACCGTACTCGATTACTTAAAATCAGCACAATGCTTGGGGCAATGCTTTGAAGAAAATCGAGTATTCAAATATACTTAAAGTAGTGAAACAAAATACAAATAGATTTCAACAACTATTGAATGTTAATAATTCATTTCGTATCTTTAGTGTATGATTTTAATACCCGCCCAACTCGAAGCCGTTACTACGCGAAAGGACAAAACGTTAAAGTTGACCTTTGGAACGAATGAGTTAACACCCAACCAAGCAAGTGAACTATTTACAATAGCGAATCAATTCGGTTACCTCGCGTTCAAAGATGAATCATTTAAGCGCGAAGAACTGGAAGTAGTAGAAAGCCTTAAGTCAGAGTTAGAAGATACGCTTAAGAAGCCCTCACAACGTCTACGAGGTGTTATGTTTCGTTGCTTCGAGTTGGACAACGAAGGGTTCAACACATTCTCGAAATACTACGACTCGAAAATGGAGCAAGTTATTAACCACTTCAAGGGCAAACTGACTTAATTTTTACCTTCGAAAAGTAAACGAGGGTAAGTTTTATATTTATATTATGATGCAACACTACATCTACAAGATAAAGCAAAAGGATTCCGATAATATCTACATCGGTATTCACAGCACGTCAAATCTTAACGACGGTTATATGGGATCGGGTGTAAACCTTCGAAGACTTATGTCTGAACTCGGTAAAGATTCATTTGAGAAAGAAATTATTTCCTACCATAAGACCAGAGAAGAAGCGTTGGAGAAAGAACGTGAGATTGTAAACAAAGATTTTGTTATGCAACCAAACGTCTTGAACATTGCTTTAGGTGGTGGCGGTGTAAATATCTGCAAGGAGAAAAGAAAGCAACTGGTGGTTATCAATAAGAAAGAACTACGCAAGTATTCAAAGCCTTTTGATGTTGACCATTACTACACGTTGAAGCTTCAGAACTACACCTTTTTAGCAAGAAAGAAATATCTTGCTTTTGATACTGCAATAGCAAACGAAATTCCAAATATGCTGAAATTGATTAGCAATTGGTACAACGACGACAAGTTAAACAAAGACGCAAACGCATACATTAAAAAGTTGATGCGCTACGACTTCTTTCAAAACAACCTGTTCATTGAAAAAAGAAAACGTCAGTTAACAATAGCATTATGAGTAAAGAAACGAATCAACAAAACTCTACACTAAAAAAGAACGCTATGCTAAAAGCATTGGAAAGTACTTTGGGTGTGGTGACGTCAGCGTGTCAGATTGTCGGAATAGATAGAACCACACACTACTTGTGGTTGAGTAACGACGAAGACTACAAAGCAAAGGTTGAATCGTTATCTGACCTTGCTGTTGATTTCGCAGAAAGTCAGTTGTTCGAATTGATTAAGGGAGCGCACCGCGAGGTATCAACACCAGACGGTGAAGTAATTCGCATTCAAGATGCGCCCAACACAAGCGCGACAATTTTCTATTTGAAGACGCGCGGAAAAAAACGAGGGTACGTTGAACGAACTGAATTAGCAGGTGTGAACGATGCACCCATTCAAATAATAATCAATGACAAATTATAACAACCAATTCGACAAATTACCGAATGAGTACCGCAACATTGACATTTGACTTAAGCGACGGAGACGATCGTTTCGAATTTAATCGCGTAACGAAGGCTCTCGATATGGCTATGGCTCTTTGGGAAATCGATATGAACGGATACCGCAAGTTCACGAAGTACAACGAACGACAAGAAGCCGCATATCAAGAAGGCATCGAAGAAGTATTTAAATACATTCGTGAACTACTTGACGAACATCAAATCAACGTTGAAGATTTAATCGTTTAAATATGGCTGACATCACAATGTGCAAAGGTATTAACTGCGAACAACGTCTAACGTGTTACCGTTACCTCGCAACAGCGAACCCCTACGCGCAAAGTTACTTCAGCGAAACACCAACAACGAAAGACGGTAAGTGTGACGAATATGTGATGTGGTTGGGCGCAAGTGTATGGACAGGACAAATAAGAGAGGAGTGACAAACAAAAGACAGAACAAGACAATTAGTGGCAAATGTTTGTCGCAATTATAGTAAACTTTTGCGACATAAATAAAACAAACAAATGAGCGACAACAAATTAAACTTTCTCAAATCACAAATCACCGCCTTTCATCCAGAGTGGACGAAAGAGCAAATCGAAATGGAAGCAATCAGAATATACAACGAGGCAAACACTATCGACGACGACGACGAAGGTTGTTTGTATTGTGGTTCGTGACATCGTCTTTAAGAACAAGTTAGCATGATAATTATAAAGCTATTAGCAAACATATTTTTCTATTCATTATTCTTATTAGGTATATTGCTTATAATTTACCGCATAAAATATAAGGCTCAATCATTTGTTAAAGATGATTACCAAAGCGAAAGACAAAAGAGGAATAACGATTACAATAATGATTAATAACAAGTTAGCATGAGCGAACCTTCACTTCGAAAGAAGCGCCACGAAGAGTGCCTTGCAGGTGGGCGCGACACTATTGCAAGTAGCTGTGATAGACCTCGCAAAGGATGCTACCACATAACACCAAGCTAAAGTCGGGTGTATTTTCAACAAAAGAATTGATATTGTAGATATTAAACAACAAACAAATGAGCATAAAAGTAAGCATACCAGCTGACTACGCATCGATTAGCGTCAAGCAATACGTTGACTACCACGCGGCGAAGAACGACATCGAGCGCCTTGCTTCAATATCTAACTTGAGCAAAGAACAAGCGGAGCAGATTCCCTTCCAACATTTGCCGACCCTACTCGGCGCTTTTGAAGACACTCTGGCGAACGAAAGCGCAAAGTTCTTTGAGACGATTACGATTAAGGACAAGGACTTTGGTTTCATTCCCGACCTTTACGCTATCAGTATGGGTGAATACGCTGATATTTCAACGTGGGCATCTGACGTGAACGCGAACATCGTGAAGATAATGGGAACGCTTTACAGACC